CCATTGTCGACATCATGGATACCAATGCAGTGGATACGGGTAACTTCATGAAGAAGTCCGTCTGTCTCAATATCAAAGATAAGCGTCATTCCAGTGTCTGATAACTCCGGCAACGATAAAAATGTTTGTGATGGCAATCATCCACTCAAGTAGGTTTAGTCTTTGTAGCAGTGTTCTCCCAGACATAGGTCTTGTCAACGAATTGTGCTTTGGCTACTGCTTCAGGTGTAGGTGGGTTAGGACGCTTCAGATATGCAGCTGGATCATCCACAGGCATGATGTAAAGAGGGTAACCGTCACTTGCATAAGTACGGAAATAGTAGTTACCAGTAGTGGTCTCCAGTACTTCCTCAAAAGTCCGTACTGGGGTCGAACTCGTCATCTGCTTCAGTTTCATGGAATTTACAAGTGGACAGGTCGTAGTCAAGATGGCAGGCAACTCCCACTTCACCGCTGTACCTATTCTTCAGGACACGAACAGTGGTGGCGCCGCCAGATGTAGCCTGCTGGTTACGCTCTAGGGCTATAACGCTGTCTGAGAGCTGGGCTATAGCAGCCGAGCCCCTCAGCTGTCCCAAGGTCACCCGTGCACCTTCCTCGTGATTGGTATCACCAGATGTACGGCGTAGGTGGGATACAAGGAACATCGCAATGCCAGTACGCTCTACTAATGAACGTAGCTTGGTCATTGTTACGTCGATCATTCGTCGCTCATCACCATCAAGACCACTAAGCAAGATGCTTAGGTGATCCAGGAAGATCACACGTGTATCTAGCCCGCAAGCCAGATATTCAATTCGGTTGTATACAATGTCGGGATCGAAAGAACCGAAGCCGTCAAAAAGAAAAAGATTCCAGTTAGCAAGAGTAGCGTTATACGCTTCGGTGAGAGTAGATCGCTCATGTTCTCCAAGGTGAAGTGACTTACCAACAGCAGCGGACATCAGTCCTAAAGCTGTACGACGGTTAGATTCTTCAAGCGCCAAGTAACCGACCCGCTCTCCTCCACTAAGTAGGTGAGTTGCAAGTTCCCGACAGAAGGAAGACTTTCCGATACCAGATCCTGCAGTAATTGTGACAAGCTCTCCATATCTGATCCCGTGAAGCTTTGATTGTAATCCTTGAAATGGATAGTCATGATCAGATGGTGGTGACGGTGTAGTTACAAGCTCAAGAAGCGACTTCCCATCAATGATCCCGTCTGGACGATAAGGTTTTGCATCCCAAATAGCGCGACGAATCGCTTCAGGGTCATTGGCAGAGAGGGCGTCTGACGCATCTTTGTAATCACCTTGGAGCGATGCAATCTTGCACTTGCCCGGTGGTAATACGCTTGCTGCCTCCTCCGTTGCCTTACGGCCTGCCTCGTCATTGTCGAAGAACAAGACAATCTCCTCATAACCCTGGAGCCATTCGAGATTCCGTTGAATCGACTTTTTGGCCGCAGCGGCACCGCCAGGTAGAGAAACCATCGGCCACCCCGACATAACTTCTTGACATGAAGCTGCATCGAGCTCCCCTTCCGTGATGACGACTCGTCTTCCAGTGGCGGGAAACAAATGTTGTCCAAAGAGGGTTCCAGGGACTTCTCCCTCATAGCTGAATACCTTGTTCTTGGTCTTTACTTTGCAACCTTTAAGGATTCCAGAGCTGTCGAAATAATGGAACCGTAGAAGGTCTCCGTCGCGGTAGATCTTGTATTGTTGGCAGACCTTTTCTGAGATTCCCCGTTTCTGGAGTCTTTCAGCTGTTCCTTTGAGTTGGACATTGGTCGACATGTGGTGATTGTGAACAATTTCCTCGGTGTGGCCGTAGGTTTGACAGGCAAAACAAAAGGTGTGGCCGTCTGAATACAAACTGTTGGCATCAGACGACCCACATGTTTCACACGGCAAGTGCCTGACGAACTCGCTTTCGGATGTCGGCGTAAGCTCGTGCCTGCTCATCGTGATATTCAAACCATGAATCAATTGCTCGGTAGAACCCTTCAATCAGGTTCTTTGTGGTTTCTGGATCCTTAGCATCAATGTCAGCCAAGTAATCACTGAATCCTTCTGCGTAGAAGTCCGCTGTGCCGTACTTGAGGTACTTCATTTCTGTTGGTGGTTAGTGTTGATCAATCCTTCGTATCCATCCAAGGCATCCTCGAAACCTTCGATGATGTCGTTGGGAGAAGCGTGTTTATCTAATGCCATGATTAGATTCATGGCTAGATCTCGGATCAGTGCTAGGTCAGCCATTCGATAGGGATTGAGTGATAAGAGCAGTACTTGATGTCATTCTTTTCACACCACATTGCATAGGTTGTCTTTGACCTCTTTTCGATCTTGTTATGAGGTGCCTGAAAGACCATCCGAATGTCAAGATCCGGATTCGCTTTCTTTACAGCAAGCATCTTGCGGCGATCCTCAGGGGTAAAGTGCCCCTTGGTTTCTAGATAGATACCATTAGGTAATAAAAAGTCAGGCGTGTAATTACATTGAAGTATATAAGGAACCTTAGTAGATTCATACTCAAAGGTCACGCCCAGTTCATTGAGAAGTTCAGCGACCTGCTTCTCAAGTCCAGAGCGATACCGCATCAGAAGTCGTCGTCTACATCAGCGGGAGTTGCGGTGATGTTGGGCTCCGATGTCTTGAAACCCTTGGTCTGACCAAACAAGGCAGCTACTTCGGTTTCATCCATGTCGCCGGTATCAACACCAGCACCACTACTCAGTGCCACCAGCTGCAGACCCACCAGCTTGACTGATGTGCCATACGAGCCATCAGGCATGGTGTAGGGCTTTTGACGGAACGCCAGCTTTACCTTCGAGCCTCCGTAGATCGGAGTGTTCTCATCGGTAATCGGTGTCCCTTCAGTGTCAACGACTGGAGGTTCTTGACCAGGCTTCCAACTGAACTTCAGTCGATACGACTCCGTATTCAACTCTTCCCAGGGTTCGGGCTTCAGGATTGCCCGCTTGGGATTCTTCAGTTTGGATTCTGCCCATTTGAGCAGCTCTACCCGTTCATCCTCAAGCCGTTCGATTAGGTCGTTATTGACCACGGCTTCCAGCTTAAAGGTGCCGAACTTGGAGGGTCTGAGTACAGCTTGATACCCTTCAAGAAGGACGGGCTCTTGCGTGACGTGAATAGTTTTTGCCATATACTTAGGTGGATAGGTGGTTTAGTTAAAGCGTGGGCGCTTGTAGCCCTGATCAAAGCGGGGGAAGAATTCATCCAGCCCTTTGATGATGAAATCCATGTTGTACCAACCATCACGGCGGACGTTGTTAGCCATCAGCATGATTGATGGCACCAAGGCATTGCGCACCTCAGCAGGTAGGTACTGCCATGTCGTACCCCCTTGTTCCCCCTTGAGGCGGTTCACCTCTTTGATGACACCACTTTGAACACGGGCGTAGATCCCCTCATTCAGCACACTGGCAAACCAGCGACCAAACCTAGTGGAACAATCTGCTGGCACCTCTTTAGCCTTTGGGCGACCAAAGTAGGAGCGGTAGCATTCCAACTGCAGCAGGCCAAGTGGTCCTGCGTAGGCTTTGGCAGTGTCGGGGAAGGCACGCAAGATGGAGTTGCTGACCTCCTTCGCTGCCTCCTCGTGCATCAGACCTGCTTCCTTGCGGAGGATCAGATCAAGCGAGACACCAATCAGTTTGTCCGTAACCTCATCGGCATAGCGGCCAGCCTTGGTGTTCTTGCCCCGGTAGAGCTTGAGTAGGGACTTGAAGGTGTCTTGGGTCAGGGCTTGACCCTCCTGCTTCATGTGACCGTTGTCGATGAGGACCGGCAAAATTCCAGCCAAATCGCTCAGATCCCTTGCAGTGTCTGCGGTCTGAGGACCGGCAGTTTTGGCGAGATGAGTCCGCAGCGACTCCAGTGAGGAGCCCCCGGTGTGCCCATACAGCGTCTTGGTCGCCCCAGTCAGGGAGAAGTGGGGTTCGCCTTCGACAAGCAGGCAGTCGGTGTTGAAGAATTCTGAGAAGAAAGGGGTGGCTGTCTTCATGTCAACAAAAGAAATAAGTGGATTCGATCACGGATTCCGGTTCAAGGTCTCCAATAATCGGGGGTTCGCTCTCTGCACCGATCTGACGGGCAAAGTCGCGCAGGTAGTCGTGCTCTGCAAACAGGTGCATGTATGTCTCCCGTACCAAAGTGGATAGGACAGACATGTCAGTAGCCCGGCACAGCACTGAGTCATGGATCAATGCAATCGGTGCATTGAACCTGAGTGTGGATAAATGCAGGAGTGAGGCATCGAGTGAATGAATGAGATTTGGACTCGTTGCATTCTTGTGGTGATTGATGTCCACCTTGTCGGTGTCACCTGTCGCCACAGACAACTTGCACTCACCTAGTAGTTGCAGCTCAATGCGAACAACTTCTTTCTTCATCAACTTTTGGTTGACGACAAAGCCAGATGGTGTGGTCCATTGCAACTTGTCAGCACCGCGCTTGATCGCATTGGCCACTTCTTCCTCGATCCAGCGCATGACACGCATGGGACCAGGGACGATTCGTTCCATTGCAGATCGCACTGCCTTGACGACCTGAGTTAGCTCATCCTTGTCCAATTCAATGCCATCTTCAGCAAACGCTTCCTTAATGTAACTTCTGTTACTGTATGGACGTGCGTTGTACGGCACAGTCATCACCACGCGCTTGGTCTTTTTCCTATCCATGTGACCTTGTAGTCGCTTTGGACAGTCTGAGGTTGCCTCCTCAGCTACTACTTTGTAAGCATCCGCTGGCTTGTCACCAGGTAAGACATTCACAAGACTCGCTGTGGACTTGTCTCTTGCTAGCCCTGCCAGGATCTGGAGACCTGAGCAGGTGGCGTCGGTTGCGACCATCAATCCTGTGAACGACCTAGTACATGCAATGACACAGGCGTAGTACTCCTCACAGGCTGCAAGGAATTGCCATGGTTCATCAGCAACTTCCCATTCCGGCAAACATCCAATCGGGTCAGTGGCGACACGCTCGATGAGTGTGAGGTTGTTAGCCGTCCACTCCAACCGTTCCGCCATGGTCGCTTTATCCAGTCCGAAGCAGGTGGCGACCTGAAACGATACCCATTGCTCGGCTTCTGGAGTCATGAACGACTCATCCGCAAAGCGCAAAAGGCTTTTCCCGAAATCCGTGTCCTGCGGAGTCAAGAACGCATTTATTGGGTAGGCCCTCCCCCTGTAATCCAGACTCCAAGGCAAGAAGAATTGCCCAACGTTCTTGAACCTTCGCACCGCCTCCATCGTCATGCGTGTGCGACAAGAGCGTTTGAACTCTTGGGCATTGCGGTTCATCACTTCCGCTGCACGCCGTCGATAATCCTTCCGGCTATCGTAATTTTCGGCAATGTCAGCAGGCTTGGGTGGAAGCTCGTGATGGACGATGGGTTGGAACTTACCAACCGGTCGTTGCAGGCGCTCTAACTGCTCCGCGACCTCCACAATGAAGGGATTGAGGCGAAAGGCTACCTTCTGAATCTTGTTCAAAAAGGCCAGAGGTGTTTCCCCCTGTATAGATGTCGGATCGCCACGGCGGACTAAATCATGGCCCCGCATCACCTCATTAAGCAGATACCCACCAGCTCGGTCGTTGCTCCAATCGTTGGGTTCGATCAGCATCGGCCAGGTCAAGGGCGCAAACAGCTCTGAATCACGGATCACCTTGTCCTTGATCTCAAGGAACTCCGGTGTCGGAGTGATGTTCTGAACTTTCTTGCGCCCCTCTTGTTTGACGACCCGTTCAAACCAACCGCTGCTGGCAATGATGCAATCCAGCAGCCATCCCCCCAGCTTGACCCGGTTGGCCGAACCCCAGGTCTTCCATTGCTCCACCTCGCAACGGTTCATCAGGGTCCGGATCACAACCAGTTTCTGATGTGTCCCAATCGACCGGTGCCAGTAGTTCTTCTTCAAGGTGTTGAGCAACCCCGGTGCACTGCGCTCGTAATGCCGCATCTGGCACTCCGCCTCGATGGCGGCGCCGATGGCTTCACAAACTTGTGTGACGTGATCGCTGCCTTTTTTGACGCTGAACACCTTGTCAAAGGTGATCTTGAGCGCAATCGCTCCGGCGGCTAACGGCTCGATCTCACTGAGGAAGTGGCGAATTTCCTTGAAGTGAGCGCCGGTTTTGCCTTCATGGATGCGGTTGGCGGTCTCCTCAATCCGCTCGACCAGCCTCGGAAGCAGCACTTCGATGGTGGCCACTCCATAAACTGTCGCGCTGGCATAGCTCTGTTCTTCGAGCTTGCGGGTGTTGCTGCGCAGGCGTTCGAGACCCAAGCGGATCTGATCGCGCTCCATCTTGATTTGCTCATCGATTTGAGCAGGCGTGGGCATGGGCGTGAGTGTGAAGATTTGTGTGAGACGGTGACTCGACTTACGATCTGATTCATACCTACGTGCATAAGCCTTGCGGCCAGTAAAAAAGCGGGTCTTACCCCGCTCGTATGCACTAGAGATACAGGTCTAAAAGTGGGATTTTGAGTCGAGTGCGTCAACCAATTCCGCCACGCTCCCACAGGGATTCCAACGAATCTCATCTCTGAGATCCGCCCTGTGAAATCAACATAGCAGATAAATGGCCAACGACGCGAATGGACCTAGATCGCGTTAGCGCAGTTGACAACAGCAGCATACGTGTTATGGACGTACCGCTCGGTTGTCTTGACGTTGGAGTGACCCATCGTCTGTTTGACGTGCATGATCGGCGTACCGGCAGAGATCTGCCAGGTGCCGTAGCTATGCCTGAGTGTATGGAAGACGTGGCCACGGGTCACCGTGTTGTCCTCATACATCAGGAACTCACGCACTCGGTTGAACTCCCGTTGGATCCTTTGGCGGCTATGCCAATGGTTCCCGAACACCAAATCGTTGGCGTTGTAGTTCTCCAATAACCGCTTGACCATCGGCAACAATCGGTCATTCAGACCCACCTGCCGGTAGTTGCTGGTCTTGGTGCGTGTTTCCGGTGTACCACCCACATGGATGAATGGATGCTCCATCCGGAAATCAAAGTCCCACGCCCGTAGCTTGCGTATCTCCCCTTGCCGCAACCCGGTGTAGGCTGCAAACAAGACCAGATCAGCTAGCTCTAGTCGTCCGTGGTTACGTGCGATTGTGCACAGGTGATCCACTTGCTCCTGTGTGTACCACTGGGTACGACCTTCTGGTGTCTGGTATCGACGGATCACAGGCATGTCTGCAATCAGTTGATGATCCAGTAAACACTTGAACGTCATACTGATGGTCGACAGGAACTTGTTGGCACTGTTCTCTGTCCACTCGCGTTCGTCCTTGATGTCCTCCGTGATGTCACGAATCAGCTTGGAGTCCATGGCTTTAAGAGGGATTGATTCCCCGTCCATGTGTTCCTTAAGCTGTTTGTGATGCCGCCGAGCGTTTGCTCCTTGGCTTTTAGTATCACGGCTAAGAGCCCACTTGGGATGATTATGACAAGCAAACTCAAAAGCTTGATCAAAGTTTGTGATCTTAGACTTCTGAGGTTTCCTGTCTAGGTAGCTCTGTAGTTTCGTCGCCATACAAGTCCTGTTTGATTTGGTCAATCAGTCGTTGTCCCCGTTTATTCAAACGGAGTTGTAATCTGCGTCTGTTAGCTGGGTCTTCCTCCTTGGTGATCAGGTCATAACCGGGCTTACCTAACCTGTGCCATCGAGAAAGCTTGTCCGTGTTACGACTGCCACTAGCTGTGGTGAACTTGAGATCTTGTTCAAGGGCTGGCTTATGGCAGTTGTCACGGGAAGCGATATACAACAAGGTTGCAATCACTTGACCAGGGACTTTCTCATCTAACGCAAGAAGGCGCTCGACAGCTGTCAACAGCCGAGCCATCTTGGGGTCGGTGATTTGTCGTCTGAGTGGATCCATTGTGTCGGCTGCGACTAGATAATTCTAACCGTAGCCTACCCATATGGACAGTCAATGCACCGTCCATACACCATATATCCACAAAATCTGCAGCATCAATGCCCAGATACAGCGGCCCGAAACTGATTAACGTCACTGATGGGCCTCCGAACACCCTGTAGCAAGTACAAAGGTATCATCTGCAAGCTGTTCTTGGGCCAGGGTCAGCAGCTCATCTCGATGCGGATGTTGCATAATGGCGTCCTTGAGCTGTGAAAGCCTGCGTTCAAAGGTGGTGTCACTCATGGAGTTGATCAGGTGGTGTTAAGAAATGAATCGATTCAGAATCAGCGACAACAAACTCAATGTCTGGTGTGTTGATTAGCTCATTGACCTTGGCCTGAGCAGCGTGTGGTTTTTGATACACGTACTCTTTGACCTTCTTGGTCTTTAGATTTGTTGCACGAATAATGCAACAGACGCTGCTTGGTAACTCCCATCCCCCAACCT